TCTTCCATCATCTGTTCCAGTCGCGCTGATTGAGGGTCGCGCTGCTGCTGGCCTTTAGGTGACGGCATATTAACCAGTGCGTCATCCAGCGTTTCTATATCGATGCCGTACTGGTTGATCAGGCTGGCGACTTCCTGTGCTTTCTCACGGGTGCTACCCCCGGACAAAGTGCGCATGGTGCCCAGCGCGGCGGTGGCGGCCTCAAGCGGGTGGTTGAAACCTGCTTCCTTCGCCAGATTGCCGTAGGTTTCACCCATTTTGCTAACGTAGTCGTTCACTGACCGCGCTTGCTTGGTGTTCGCCATGACATCCGCCATTTCCCTCTCTCTCGCGGTAATGCGCTCTTGAAGGGGGCGAGGGATTTTAGACCACTGCTCACGCTCTGAGGGCTTCCAGCCCGCCGGGGCTTTCATGCTGTCTTTGCTAGCGGCCTCGGATAGGTCGGAAGCTGCTTCGGCGTCGGGGTTATCCCCGGCAGAGGAAGGTTCGCCTTCCGCGTCCACAGCTTCCGATTTCTTGGTTGAATCGGTAGCGGCGGTATCGTCGCTGGCTTCCGTTTCAGTTTTTTCGGTGGTTTCTTCTGGTTCGTCTTGAAGCACTTCTTGTTGTGCTTCGGCCAATTCGTCTTCTGCTGACTCTGTGGATTCAAACGACGCTTCTAAATCTTCTCTTAGATCACCCATGGTATGCCTCTCTCTGCCGTGTTTTAACGCCGTGTTGCAGCGTCCAGTGCGTGTTTAATCGTGTCGATCCGTTCTTGCTTTGCCTGACGGTTGTTGCTTCGCAGTGTGGCTTGGCGGTCCGACTCCTTGCGTTCAAAGTACGCCCGCCCGCCGTTCTCACCGTAGTCATTGATGTTGGTAACACCATGCGCCTTATTATGCTTGCGCAGTTGCGCCCGGTCGGTAATGTAAGTGCCGTCAACCGGACTAGTGAACGGGTCGAGCGGCTTCATAATCGCCGGGCCGTCCGGGTCTTGCGGGACGTATTCGTGCTTGGGTATAAGCCCGCCTTGGGCGTGATCGTATACCCACACGCCGCGCTCCGGGGTTTTCACCCCGAAAATTCGTTCGTATCCTTGTTTAAACGCATCGTCTTTATCACTCATCGGTCTTTTTCCCCTCTGCCGGTTTTGCCTTGCTCTCTTCAATCTTCGCCATTGCGTTTGTGCGAATTTCGTTGATCTTTGACTCAGACTTCGACCGGTCAGATGCGATTCCTAGCTGAGTTTCTACCACGTCTTTCTGTATTTCGCCTTCCATGGTGGCCCGGGTCTGCGCCATGTTGGCCTGCGCCGATGCTTCTTCCTGAATCAGATCAGACTCGTGTTTGGCTTGGGTCTCGGCCAGTGATCGGTTCATGTCCGCCGCTACTTCCGCCATCTTCATGTTATGCACTTCACGCGCCAGTTGCAGGTCAAGATTGTAATCCTGTTGGCGAATCTGCATGTCTGCCTGCGCCTTGGCCTGTATCTTGGCCTGTTCGCCCTGCTGTTTGGCCTGTTCAAATTGCATCTGCATCTGAGCGGCTTGGGCCTCGGGGTTCGGCTCCTCCTTGCCTTCAGCCTGTTTGGCGGCTTGTTCGGAGGCTTCGATGGCGTCATCCACCACCCCTTCAATCTGGTTGGCCCCCTTGAAACCGGCAAGCCCCCACTGCATGAGCCTGAGCAAGAACGGCTTGGTGGCCGGGTCGGCCTCAATCAACGGCGTAGCCGACTGCATAAACATGGAAATGGCGTTCATATACTCGGTGCGCTCGTTTTTAAGCTGTGCGTAGTCCACCATGGCGACCGATTCCGGTCTTATCTGGACTCTGTGCATCATTGAGTTCGGGTCTTTGATCAGCGCTATCGCTTGCGGTAGAAGGTCCACGTCCTGTGACGCCTGCATGTTGGACTTCTTGGCGATGGTTTGCGGGTCAAAGTGTTTGGCGATGATTTCCGCCTTAATCTGGAATAGATCGGTCGCAAACTTGGCGAAACGGTCTTGCAGCGCCTGGACGCGAACCGAGCCAAACTTGGCCTTCATTTCGGACTGGCCTACGCCTTCGTATTGTGAACCCAGCTCACCGCGCATCACGTCTGACATGCCGGTGACTTGCTGTAGCAGGCCAATGGCGTCGCTGCGCAATTCTCTGAGCTTATCGAGAGCGTTTACAATGTCTGCCAGTGGCATCCAGTCTATCTGTCCTTTAAGCCCGTTCTTTTCCCCGAACATGGCCCAGTTCTCGACCGGGATCAGTTGGTTATCAGTCCCGTTCATCAGGTTCTTGATTTCTTCGGAGCTGGAATCGTACACCCCGACGGCTTTTACGGCCTTCGTGAGCATGGCTATACGGGCCTGTAGCACGTCTATTTCGTTGTACAGGTCTTGCGCCAGAATGAAGTCAGGCGTGGGCATGAACAGCGTCGTAGTCGGGTTGGCGACCATGAACGGCGGTGACGGGAAGAAGTTGGTAAGTCCCAAGGGGTCCGGCTTGCTGTCGAGCACTTTATCGTAACCGATGCTCACCCACGACACGGTGCGCTTTGTCTTGTCCCAGATTTCCCAGACTTCCGCTTTTTTCCATGGGCTGTCCTGATCAGGGTCGTCTTGGCTGCCGTCTTCAAGGTCTATTGTCTTTTGCTGTTTTAATGTGACGTTCTCGGCGGCGTCGTCGCCAAAACGCTCCTGCACTTCATCTTTGGTCAGATACGACCGATACGCGAGCCACGGTAGCTCGGCCCAGTTGCGCGTCCACCCCCACATCACGTCTTGCCAGTGGTAATACTCAACCGGGGCCGCTTCGCTTTGGAGTTGTTCCTGACCGTTATCGTCTTCTTGGGTTGCTATTTCGTAGCGTACCCGGGCACAGCCAAGCCCGACGGTCAGGCGGTCGCTGAGTGCCGATTGCAACACGGCGTCCACTTCCTCACCGTTCTCCTGCACGTCCAGATTTAACATGCGGCGCAAGGTCTCCCCGGCCACGCGGGCAACGTCGTCGTCCTGATCCGCAAAGGTGCGGTTCACGTCGATCTTGGGGGTGTTGCCGTACAACATGGATGCAAGGGTTGTGACGTTGGAGTTGAACAGGTTCAGTTTAAACGCCGGGCCGTTCTCTTGGCCTTTGGGGTTCTTACCGAGGAACTTATCGACGATCTTGTCGGCCTGTTTGTGCCATTTGGACAGCATCTTTTCCGAGGCTTTCAGTTCCTCGGCGTAGAACTTGTACTGGCCTTTGGGGGTTTCCTCAAAATCATCGCGAGACTCTATGGTGCCGCTGTCGGTGTCGTATTGGCCCATGTCGTCAAATCCTCATCGTTCGTGTGCTGGGGGCAGAGCGTTTATCGCGATCCGCGAACATATCGGCCAGATTATAGCCGGGATACAGGTCAGGTGCTGTGTTCTCTAGTGGCTCCGGTGCTTTTAAACGCTTCTTGTTAGCGCAGAGCGCAAGATAGCGGAATGAGTCGGCAAAGTCACTTTCCCACGAGTGTAGCGGGTGGTCGTGGTAGACCTTGTTCACTTCGTCGAACTTGCGCCGGTATGTTCTGAGTGCTTCGATGCCCAGTTCACAGTTTGTACGGTTGAAGTGGCAATAAGGCAGAATCATCCTCACCGCGTCGATGCCGTGTTGCACTTTCAGGTTTGGCGCGATGTCGAGTTTGGTTCCGCTGTTTCTGAAATGCTCGATAAACTGCTCAATGGTCGATTTCCCCGTCTGCAAGGATTTGGCCCGGGCGTCATGGGGGAGAAAGATTGTGTCGTAGTTGTACGGTTTTTGATCGAGCAAGTCAAAGTAGTAGCTGAGTGGCTGGCCGTGGGCCTCTTCGCAGTCAATGATGGCGATGCCGTCAGGGCGCTCCTGATAGAACCACAGGACGGTCGAATCCGAAAAGCCAATATCGGCGGTCACATTGACCGGAAACTGGGGGTCGTAGGTGACATTATCGCTAACCTGCTGATTCGCCTCGACTTTCGCAATCAAGGTGGCGTAGAAGGTGCCAAGCAGTGCGGCGGTAAAGCTGACCATCATTTCCTGATCATACTGCGCGTCGGACATTTGCTCTTTAAGCTGCGCCAGTTCGCCGGGGTCCAGTAAGCCGGATGACTCGGCGTCCAAGGTGAGGCTGAACCATTCCGGCGACTTCTTGCTGATCTCGTAGAACTTGTAGAACTGATTCCGGCCTTTCGGGGTGCCGATGAACACACACCAGCCTTTGCGGTCGGCTAGCGTTGGTAAAAGGACTTCGGCCCATAGGGAAGGTCGGCAGTCGCCAAACTCATCCACGACAAGGCCGTCAAAGTACAGCCCCCGTAGCGCGTCAGGGTTGTCCGAGCCGTATAGGGCGATAATGGCCCCATTGGGGAGTTTGACGGACAGGTCTGACTCTCTGATTTCGATGGCAAAGCCTCTGACGGCTTCTTTCAGGTAGACCCACGCGATGTTTTTGGCCTGTTGCCGAAAAGGTGCGACATAGCCGTAGCGGGGGTTCTTCTTTTTGGAGTAGGTGGCCCTGACAACCAGCTCGTTTACACACGCTACGGTTTTACCCGCACGACGATGCGCCACGATGCACGACCACCGCTGGGTGCGCTGGTGGAACGCCTTAAACGGCTCACGCGGCTCATAATCAAGTGTAAACGGCTGGTTAGTGGTCATTACAGTCGGTTAAGCCGCTGAGTCAGGATTGCATTGTACCGGCGCATGTAATCAAGCTGCCGGGTGAGCAGATCAATGTCTATTGGGTCGATGTCCTTGGGTGGGTCGTTGACGAATACCGTTAATTTGGCAATTTTGTCGGCCAAAGCGGTTTGTTCAGTTTTCAGGCGATCCTGCCATGTCTCTGGCTTGGTGCTGGGGGCCGGCTTAGGCGCTGGATTGGTTGTTGCTTTCTCTTTCATCATGGTTCTGTCTTCCTTACCCGTCAAGGGGTGTTTTGGGGAAATGATTCTGGTTGATGACGATGGTGGTCTGTCCCGGAACGGTCTCGCTGTCCATGTTGTGCTGATTGACGGCCATTTTGTTTATCTCAGCGATGGCCTGAATAGCAACTTTGGGGTTCTTTACCTCGTTATCGACGGCAATGCGATGCAGGACGGCAATGCGATGCGACGTGGAGGGTCCGGCCATGGCTGAGTCGATGTAGTTCAGCAGGCTCAGCAGGCGGTCAACGTCATTGCGCTGGGCAATTCTGCTTACAGTGTCCTCGGAGTACCCGGTGGCTTTAGCTATGTCTACGTTGGTGTGCCCGGCAAAGCGCATCTTGGCCACTTTGACGTGCTTGGGCTTCATGGATCGCTGATGTGCCATGATGATTTTTTGGACGTGACTGATTTCCTGATTGAACCGGTCGTTCATCGGGTGATAGGGGTTTTCCTCGATTTCAGGAAAATTCGATATATCGATTGGCATATTGGCTAGGTCCATGTGCTGATTATAGTCAGGTTATACCGCAGTGCAAGCCTTTACAGCTAGTATTAGTATAGTAGGACTAGAAACTGAAATGGTGGTGTTATGTATAGTAGGACTAGAAACTGAAATGGTGGTGTTATGTAAATGGCCCCAGAACTAAGAAAATTGCCGCAGTTTAAATTTTACCCGGGGGCCTTTTTCCCTCATACCATCGTTTAAACGCTAACAAAATCAATGACTTACAGCGTAAGGCCCTTCACTCTCTACGTTTAAACGTAGTCTGACTACAATCACCACGTTGAAACAGCATCAACGACACAGCCAGCAAACACAGCGTTTAACCATTGCCCTGTAAACACAGAGATAAATAGCCCCCGGCCCCACCATACCCCTACCCTATGTCCTGGCGTTGAAACAGCATCGACGAAACAGCCGGTAAACACAGCGGCCAACCCCCGCTTATATACAGTGTTTAAACGCAGTCATTAAAACAGTACGCCGCTCAATATCTATATAGCGTTTAAACGCAGCCATTAACGCGGTTCGCCGCTTTCTGTCTCTATATCGTTTAAACGCTCTCTATAGTCCTGTACACGACGTTGACCGCACCCCTAGTGTTACTATTGGTTTTACGTTTAAACGC